GGCTGATTATGGCCGTCAATCGATACTTCAATCAGACAGCGTTCGCGCCGGAACAAGACCTCCTACAGGACTTGACCGACGAAAGTATTCAAATTTACGGGCACGAGACCCATTATATTCCTCGCGATGTAGTGGATATGGATACGTTCCTCGGTGAAGACCCGTTGGCGGCTTTCACGACGACCTATACCGTCGAGATGTATCTCAAGACGCTGGAATCCTTTCAGGGGCAGTCAGAGATCATCAGCAAGTTCGGATTACACATCGAAGACCAAGCAACCTTCCTCGTCTCGACACGACGCTTCGACGCCGCGGTCGTGGATGCGGTTGACTCCGCACAGACAGTGATCTCGCGCCCGCGAGAAGCGGACCTCATTTATATCCAGATGAATGAGAACAATCGATATTTGTTTGAGATCAAATTCGTAGAAGACAAGGAACATCTCTTTCAGTTAGGGAAACTCTATACCTATGAGCTACGTTGCGAACTGATGAACTTCACCAACGAGAAGGTCGATACGAATGTGGATGACATCGACGCGGTCGCGCAACGTGAAGCCTATACCATCAGCATCACGATGGACGCGGGTGGAACCGGCACGTATGTCGTAGGCGAATCTGTGTATCAGGGGAACACGACCTTGGCAACAGCGACCGCATCCGCAGAGGTCTATACGTGGACCGCCTCGACCCGCGTACTTGAAGTGCAACGTGTGGTGGGCGCTTTTGCAGGCAGTACGGTGGTCAAAGGAGATACCAGTGCCGCACAGTGGACCACAGTGACAGCCGCGGCCGAGACAGCACCAACCATTCACGACCCAATCTCGGATAATGAATTCCTGCAAGGGAATCCCTTGAACGTGGTGAAGTCTCGCGGCACGCATATGCTAGAAGACTGATGGATACGCATTTCAAACATCTGTTGTTGCGGCGCTATCTCCTGTCATTTGGATCGTTGTTTGACAACATCACATTGACGCGGGAAGATACCGCTGGCGATGAAGTCTATCGACAGATTGTGCCGTTAGAGTATGGGCCAAAAGAACGTTGGCTCACGCGCTTGACGCAAGACCCTGACCTTAAACAAGGTGTCGGGCAGGTCGTGCCGCGTCTCTCCTACGAGATGTCTGGGATAGCCTATGACTCCACTCGTAAACTCAATACTCTTGAGAAACTAACCTACGCCGCGTCATCGTCAGACGACCGCGGGCGTCTATATGTCGGGACACCGTATACTCTGACCGTCGGTCTGTCCATCCTCACAAAACTGCAACAGGATGGTATGCAGATCGTAGAACAGATTCTGCCCTATTTCACACCAAACTATACGATTGCGATAGAACCACTGGCTAACTATCCCACTTTAGTGGATGTTGTGCCTATCGTTCTGCAAAGCGTATCGCAGACAGATAACTATGAAGGCAGTTTTGAGGAACGACGTATCATTGTGTGGGATTTAGAATTCTCGATGAAGGTGTATTTCTACGGGCCGGTGAAAGATAAAGCCCGTATCAAAAAAGTCATTGTTGATCTGTATAATTCAAGCAGCGACGACCTGGCTGCTCCGAATGCGAATGCGTCATCGCCACAAATTGCGATTACCGTAGTGCCGTCGGTGTCGGTATCCGCATCGGCCAGCCCGTCGGACGCAGAAACATCTGTGATCAATGCCAGAGAGGCAGCAGTCACCACGATCATCGAAGACTTTGGGAAGTTTGCGCCATCGACATCGCCGTCAGCGTCGCGCAGTCCGTCAGCGTCACGGAGTCCGTCAGCGTCACTCAGCCCGTCGGCGTCCATCAGCCCGTCGAGTTCTGTGTCCGCATCGCGCAGTCCGTCAGCATCACGCAGCCCGTCAGCGTCGCGCAGTCCGTCAGCATCACGCAGTCCGTCAACATCCGTGTCTGCGTCCATCAGCCCGTCGGCGTCAATTAGCCCGTCGGCGTCGCGTAGTCCGTCAGCGTCACGCAGTCCGTCGAGTTCTGCGTCGTCGTCAATTAGTCCGAGTGCGTCTATCAGCCCGTCGGCGTCTGCGTCACGTAGTCCGTCTGCGTCGCGCAGCCCGTCATCGTCCACCAGCCCGTCGGCATCCGCCAGTCCGTCGGCATCAGCGAGCCCATCATCCTAATGCAACGCGGACAAGTAATACAAAAAGAGGAGTTAAACAAACTCCTCGATCTCGACCCCACGCTAACAACCAAGGAAGAGACAACAGACCTTCAACGCGCTGCACCGGCCGGCAAACTTGTGTCGACGACAGCAGAAGAGGCGTTTGAAGAAGACTTCGGTTATGCGCGGTCAGTTGTGCGGGAGAGTATTGATCAGGTTCGCGAAGCCGCAGTCACCTCGATTGAACTAGCGCAATCGGGCGATAGTGCGCGTGCCTATGAGGTCGTTGCGGGGATGCTGACCGCCATCGTTAATGCGAATAAAGAACTATTGGCACTCCATAAGACCAAAGAGGATACGCGCAAGTCTCGTGAGGGTGGCGCGTCGACTTCAGGTGTGACAATCGAAAAGGCCGTATTTGTGGGGCGCGCCTCCGACCTGTTGCGTGAACTACGCACGTTGTCGAAGGATGAACCGAAGGTCATAGATATCGAGGGAGAATAGAGACCCGGTGAAAGAGTAAATGCCCAAGAATTCATTCAATTCCGATGCAGGCTATAACGGCAATCCCAATCTCCCACTGCCGAATGCTGAAGTCTCGCTTACCGACAAAGAACTCAAAGAGTATGTGCGGTGTTCGGAAGATGTCTATTACTTCATCAACAGCTACGTAAAGATTGTCCACGTCGATCACGGCATCGTGCCGTTTGCGATGTGGCCCTTCCAACGAGAGATTATCAAAGCATTTGAGGACAATCGCTTCGTCGTTTGTAAACTCTCGCGACAGTCCGGCAAGTCAACCGTCGTCGTTTGCGGCTACTTCCTCTGGTATATTCTCTTTCGCACCGATGTCAGCGTTGGTGTTCTCGCGAACAAAGAATCCACCGCCATCGAACTACTACGTCGGCTGAAGCAGTCCTACGAACTCCTGCCGAACTTTCTGAAGCAAGGGATTCTCAAGTGGGACCAGAAGCTCATCATGCTGGCAAACAACTCTCGCGTTCGTGCGGAGAGTACAAATGCCACCGCAATTCGAGGCGATACCTTCAACATTCTGTTCCTTGACGAGTTTGCGTTCGTGCCAGAGAATATTGCTGGCGACTTTATGACATCAGTGTTCCCGACAATATCCTCGGGCAAAACCACCAAGCTATTCATCGTCAGCACACCAAACGGATACAACCTCTTCTACAAAATTTGGAACGACGCACAAGAGAAACGCAACTCCTATTTTCCAATCGGTTTCACCTGGCGCGATGTGCCCGGGCGCGATGAAGCGTGGGCCAAGGAGATGCGAACGAACCTTGGCAGCGAACAAGCCTGGGAACAGGAATTTGAATGCTCGTTCCAGGGCAGTGCGAATACACTCATCCCAGGGCATAAGCTCGCGTCTATGTCGTTTATGACGCCGGTGGATATTCGGGGTGACCTCAAAATCTATGCGCAGCCGATTCGCGCAGATGAGAAGGGGAACCCCTCGCATATCTATGTGGCAATGATAGATGTCTCGCAGGGGCAGGAGCAAGATTACAGTGTGATAAATATCTTTGACGTGTCGATATCGCCGTTTCGACAAGTCGCGGTGTATCGACGAAACAATATCACTCCGCAACTATTTGCGCCTATCGTGCGTGATGTCGCTGCGTATTATTGTAACGCATATACGCTAGTTGAAATCAACGACGTTGGCATTCTTGTCGCGGATACGTTACACGCGGAACTGGAGTACGAGAACATTCTCTTCGTGCGCATGCACCCCAAGCGCGGCCAGATGTTAGCCGGTGGGTTTCATGTGAAGTCGAAGATGGGATTGCGCCAGACACAAGCCACAAAGCGTATTGGCTGTGCTGCGCTACGAGCGATGGTCGAAAAAGACCAACTCCTCATTTATGACTATGAGACATTACGAGAACTGACAACATTCGTTGCGCACGGAGCTAACTATAGAGCAGAACAGGGCGCACATGACGATTGTGTGATGACGCTGGTACTCTTGGGATGGTTGACTGCACAAACGGGATTTGAGAACTATGTAGGCTTGTCCATGCGGAAACTGCTCATCAATCAATATGAACCCGTCACACTCGATGAGCCGTTTGTAGGATATCTCGGTAGCGAACCTGAGACCTCATTTGTTGATGATGGTGATCGTTGGTTGCTCTCTGATGAGGATATTGAGAATGAGATTGCGAACGAGTTCTGGAGATGACGAACGCCCTGAAAATCTAAATACAAGTATCCGCCGTTATACACACCGACGGCACAGGTTTTGCGGCATTCTTTTTCCGAATTCCGTTACGAAGGAGATATAGGGTTATGGCATTTCAAGTTTCGCCGGGCATCAATGTTTCTGAAGTGGATCTGACATCAGGCGTCCAAAACGTCTCTCTGTCGGCCGGCGGATTTGTCGGCCCTTTTGTATGGGGTCCGTGTCTGCAAGTGCAGAACGTCGCTTCTGAAGTCGACTTGATCGATCAGTTCGGTGAACCAGACGCCAACAACTTCCAATATTGGTTCTCTGCTGCGGCATTTCTGGCGTATTCCAATACACTTAAAGTTGTTCGGGCAGTCAGCGGTAATGCGCTGAATGCAACGAGTGACAACAAGTCGACTACCGGCACAGGGATGGCGAATACCTCAACGACGGCCATTACGGGAACAGGCACGTTGTTTCAGACTGAGTTGGTTGTCGGTCAAACGATTAACCTTGCGACAGGCGAATCAGCGACCGTCGCGACGATTACCGACAACACGCATTTGACTGTCTCCTCTGCGTTGTCCGGTGCCGTTTCTGGTGCGAATACCTACACCACACGTGGTCTGCTTATCAAGAACGATACCCACCATGATTCGTCCTTTGACAGCGGCGCGACGGGGTACGGAGCCGTTGCAGCTAAGTGGCCAGGTGATCTGGGGAATTCGATCAAGGTGAGTATCTGCCCGTCTGCGGAGGCTTTCCAAGCGAATGCGTCTGGTAGTCTCGTCACGACCGCAGGTAGTGCAACGGTCACCGGCACTTCGACGCCAGCCTTTAACACCGAGTTGATTGTCGGCGACTACATCAGCATCGGCGGGGCTCGGTATCAGGTAAAGACATTGACGAATAGCTCGTCGATGATTATGGAGTCGGCTGTGGTTGTCGCGAATACATGGACAACCACCAATTGGCAGCGTCAGTGGGAATACTGGCAGCACTTCGACGGCGCGCCGGGAACGAGCCAGTACGGAACTGACCATTCCGGCACCACCGACGAGATGCATGTGGTGGTCACGGACGAAGATGGGAAATTCGATGGTGTGGTTGACGTTCCAATCGAAAGGTATGCCTATCTCTCGAAAGCCTCTGATGGTCAGTCTCTAAACGGTGACAACAACTATTATAAGAATGTGTTGAATCGTCAGTCGCAGTATGTATGGTGGTTGTCCCACGTGGGTACCACGACAAACTGGGGTTCAAAGACGCTGGGCTTGACTTTTGGTAGTAAGTCGCTACCGTATACGAAGTCACTGCTAGGTGGTAACGACGATAACGAGAACATTACTGTCGGACAGATTGAAACGGGATGGGACCTCTTTGTCGACCCGGACT